TGAACCTTCCACCGGTCGCCCCCATGTAGACCTTTGCTTCGACGCTCCCGTTCTGAACGTTGGTATTCCAGAGAGCGTAGTTGTCGCCGACCGACGCGCGGTTCCGGAGCACCCCACCCGAAACGGACCACCCTGTACCGACCAGCGTGTAAGCAGAAGCGAGCTGGTCGGTCGAGTAGTTGTCGAAGAAGAGTGGTGCCACCGTCGTGGTCGTCGTCGTCGACGTGGTCGTCGTCGACGTGGTAGTCGTCGACGTGGTGGACGTCGTCGGGGCCGCCGTCGTCGACGTGGTGGACGTCGTCGGGGCCGCCGTCGTCGACGTGGTGGACGTCGTCGGGGCCGCCGTCGTCGACGTGGTGGACGTCGTCGGGGCTGCCGTCGTCGTCGACGTCGTGGTGGTCGTCGGGGCCGCCGTCGTCGTGGTCGGCGCAACATAAACAGCAGTTGGGTTCGTAGACACAAGAAGGTTGTCGTACGAGCTGGTTCCGACTCCGTTGCTTGAATGCATGATCCGCGCTTTGCCAGCGGCAGTGACGGTGTTGATGTTCAGCAACGTATGCCGAAGAACTCCGTCGATGTACCCGTACGCCGTGGTGCCTTGAATCTGAAGCCTCAGCGTAACATCCGTTCCTGGGCCAGCCAGATGATTGTAGCTGGGCGTCGTCTGGACTCCGGCGTCGTTCGCAACTTCGGTGAGGTTCGACCCCTCATCATGCGAATTCCAGATGAGCTGGATCCGGCTAGTGCCATTGACTCGAAGCGCCAACACGAAAAACCGGCTTGAGACAGTCTCACTGGCTCGAACGACAGCTTCGATGACACCGTCGGCCGTTGTGATCCCGTCGTATGTGATAGTTTTCCACGCCGCGGTCGCATCTGTGTTGACAAGTTTTCCAGCGGAGACGTTGAAGCTGGCATCCGCTGTGAATGCTGACAGATTGGTCGACGCGAAATCGTTGTAATAAGTGACCGCCGGACTGGACGTCGTGGTCGTGGTCGTGGTCGTAGTCGTGGTCGTGGTGGAAGTGGTCGGGCCGCCCGTCGTGGACGTGGTGGTCGGCCCGGCCGTCGTCGTGGTGGTCGGCCCGGACGTCGTGGACGTGGTGGTCGGGCCGCCTGTCGTGGACGTGGTAGTCGGCCCGGCCGTCGTCGTAGTGGTCGGCCCGGCCGTCGTCGTGGTCGTCGAACCGATCGGAGATCCGTCGATGATGTCGGTGCGCTTCACGAACATCGCTCCAGCGGCGAAGGCCGCCGTCGCCGCTGCCGCGCTCGCGACCTCAGGAACGTTGACGACGTTCCGCCACTGCGTGCCATCCGACCACCACGCATTCCCGTTCTGATCGAACGCTTGGTCACCAGGCCTGCCACGCAAGTACGGGTTCGTGGTCGGCGTGGGGAGAGCGCTCCGCGACGCAACGACGAGTGGCGTCAAGAAGTTGACGAGCATCGCGAAGAACTGCTGCGTGAGCACAGTCCCACTCGCGTAGTAGTCGGCCGTGCCAGCCAAGTTCCGGTCGTTCGACGAAAACTGAAGCACCGGCAAATACTCCGTCGCCGTGCTGCCGTTCCCGGTGTTGACCACCTGACTCAGCACTCTGTACTGACCGGCCCCGGGCGTTCCGGTGACCCTGATGCGCGATGTTCCGTTGACGACGACGATCATCGGTGTGTTCGGGTTCGACGGATCGGCCGGGGCCTCAGCGAGGACGGCGTAGCCGGAGGCATCGACGTCGAACGCCTCCGGGGCCACGGTGCGGACCGAGTCCCGGCTGTTGATCGGCGGCTTGTATGCCTGTGCCATGATCTTGCTCTCCCGTCACCGGAACGTGCTGCGGTTACGGACCGCTTCCTGAGCGATCCGGATGATCGTGCTGCGGCGGTTCTGGAGGACGCGGTCAAGCCCGACGGCGTCGACCGCATGGATGTTAATGACGACCGGCTGGCTTCCGCCGCCACCCTCGCCGCCGAGCTGCCCGTTGCCGATAGCTTGGCGGAGCGGCTGAGCGATGTTGCTAGGCAGCACCATCTCCTTGGAGTGGAGGACCGCCGGGAACGGGCCACCCGACGGGAGGTCCCACCCGCCCTCGGCCGAGCCGAAGAGCGTGCGCAGGGCGAGGACGGCGGCGACGACCCCGAGCATCACGGGAATGGCCATCGCCCACCCGACCCCGGGCACCTCGGCGGCAGTCGCCGCGGCACCCGACCCGGCCTTCGCGGCGTTGGCACCGACGACGGTCGTGGCAGTGGAGACCGCGTTGGCCTTCTGCGCCGTCCCGGCGGCGGTGTCGACGGCCGTCTCGGTTGCCCTCATCGTGATCCAGTTCGCGAGCATCTTCAAGCCCTGCGCGATCCAGTCGGCGACCATCTTGGCCACCGCCTGGGTGAGCGCCTGGAACGTGATGCTCCAGAGCCCCTTGATGGCGTCCGAGATCGACATCTGACCGCGGAGCACCTTGAGGAAGCCCTGCTCGAAGGAGCTGGCAAAGGAGTCGATGAAGACGTTGACATACTTCATCGACTCCTGATACTGCTGTCGCGAAAGCTGGTTCAGCTCCGCCATGTACTTGGCGTAGAGCACCTTGTCCTTGTTATAGATCTCCTGCCGCTGCTCCTGCGTGAGCTGCGTGTCGTTGAGCCGGGCGAGGTTGCTCTCGCGCTCGATGGCGTACTTCTGCGCCGCGAGCTGCCGCAGTGCATCCAGTTCCTGACCCTTGTTCAACTCACCGATCTCGCGGAGGAACGCGAGGTTGGCCTGCTCGTTCTCGACACCGACGAGCGCGACCTGCCTGATGCCCTCCGCGTAAGAACGCGCCGCGGCGAGCCGGTCCAGGTCCACCTCACGCTCGACCTGCGCAAGCTTGCGCCGGGCCGCCGCGACCTGCTCGGAGCCCTCCTTGTGAAACCGGACCTCTTCCTCCACGGCCTTGCGTGCGAACTCGATACGGCGCGCGCCGTCGGCCCGGTTGAGGCTCTCGCCCTCCTTGAGCTGCTGGAGGGTCGACTCATGGTGGCGCTCGCCGACCTGCCGGATCACCTCGGCCTTCTTGCGCTCCGCGTCGGCGACTTCCTTCGCCCCCTTCCGGTGAACGCGCAGCTCCTCCTCAATGAGGCGGTCCGCGAGGGCGAGCCGCTCGTTGTCGGCCCGGTTCTTGTCATCCAGCTCCGTCTTGATTCGCGCCAGCTCGGCCTCATGGTCGTCCTCCTGCGTCTTGCGGCGCTGGACGTTCCAGAAGCGGAGGGCACCAGCGTACTCGCCCGAGTTGCGGAGGGAGATGGCGAGCTTGCTGGCCCAGAACTTCTGCTCACGCGCAGTGCTCCACGTGAACCAGTTCTCCTCCATCGCCTTCAGCTCTTCCAGCTCCTTCTGCCACAGCGAGAGCCGCCCGGTGTTGTTCGCGTCGACGAAGGTGTCGGGCTTCGGCTTCGGCCCCTCGACCGTCTCGAGTGCTTCCTGCAACCGCTTGATGGCCTCGAGCTGCTTGTTGATTGCGTCGGCGACGTCGTTGCCCTTCGACGTCGCCATCTTCCCCTGGACCCAGTCGAAGACTGCCACGGCGGCGGCGCCATACCCCTGCGTGTCGCCGACCTGCTGACGGCGGGCATCGTGCTCGGCCTCGAACCGCCTCTTGGCGTCGGCCGCACGCTTGTCCTCGGCGGCCTTGAGCGATTCGAGCGTCGCAAGCTCAGCCTGAGCAGCCTCCAACTTGAACCGCAGATCCTTGGCCCGCTCCGCGTTAACGAGCTTGATGGCCTCCGCGATGTCCCGCTGGTTCCCGTTCTCGTCGACGAGATACTTGTTGAACTCCGGGTAGATGCTGTTGAGCTGCTTGATGACGACGGCGAGCTTCTCCTTGGCGAGCTTGACCTCGGCATCGCTGCTCTTGGCGTTCTCGATGACGTGGGTGAGCTTTTCCGCCTCCTCGGTCAGCTCGCGGAACCGCTCGGTCTGCACCTTCACCGTGTCAGCCTGCTCGAGCCGCGACTTCGCCGCACGGCTCTCCGCGCTGATGTACCGCTCGATCGCGTAGACGCCGCCGATGATGACGGCGGCCAGGACGACCCACCAATTGATCATCCCGGCGATGATCGACCCGAGCGCCCTCAGCTTGTCGGCGAGCGACGCACCCGCGACGATGCCGAGCTGCGACGCGGCGGCGGACGTCGTGTTGAGCGCTTGGGTGAACTGCACGCTCCGCGCCGCGGCCTCCGCGACCCCGAGGGCGTACTGCACCTGGAGCGTTTGAATGAAGGCAAGCACACTCTTGCCCGCGTAGAGGACGGCGGGAGCGAGGACGAGCTTGAACGCCCCGGCGAGCAGGACCAGCTTGAACGTGGTCGATTCGAGGATGGTGCCGATCGCCTCAAACGCCGGGACGATGGCGTTGACGATGACCGGGCCGATCTTCTGAAAGTCCTGCGCGAGCTGGGTGAGCGCCGGGATGAGCGCGAACCCGATGCGGTAGCCGAGCGCGGAAACGACGGTGTCGGCCCCGGCCATCGCCGCCTTGTACTCGTACATCGCCTCGGCGCCGCTCTCCGTGACGGCGATGCCAAGCTCCTCGACCTGCTCGCGGGCCTCCTGCGTGCGCTGCGCGTTGAGCCGCTGCAGCTCTTCCAGCTCCTTCGCGCTGCGGCCGAACATGAGCTGGGCGAGTGCGTTGCGATCATACCCGGCGCTGAGTTCCTGCACGCGCCGGATGCCTTGCTCCATGATCTCGTTGATGCCGAGATGCTCACCCGCGGCGTCGCGCGTCTTGACGCCGTTCGCGTTGAGCGCCGCCTCCTGAGTGCGGAGGGCGATCTGGACGCGGTAGATAGCCAGCTCGTACGCCTGTGACTCGACGCTGATGCGCTTGAGGGCATTGTGCATCACGGACGCCTCTTCGGCGCCCACGCCCATCACTCGCCCGAGCTTGGCGATGCGCTCCTCGTACTCGACCGACTCGTGGATGGCCTCCTTGAAGGCCGCGCCCCCGGCGAGGGCGGCGATGGCTGCCGCGAACGGAGCCTTGATCTTCTCGACCACCTCGGCGAGCCCGTGGAAGCGCTCCTCCATCGCAGAGGTGTTCTCGCGAACCGCGCTCGACGCCTCGTGGAGCCCGTCGATGAGCCCCTTGACGCTTGCCGAAATCGTTACCTGCAGGTCGCTCGCCATCGCCGCCCTCGCATCAGCCTCTTGGGCCGAACTCCCGAATCATCTGATTCACTTCTTCCCTGCTCGTGTACTTCGGCTTCTCTTGCAACGAAGCGGCCTGCCCGGCTGCCCCGCCGACCAGACCGCTGTGGATGAGGCTCGGGATGTTCTTCCAGAGCCGGGCCAACATCAACGCCTGCCCGAGCGTCATCCGGTCGAGAACGTCATCGGGGAACTGCTTGAGCCCCGTGCACATGAGCCCGATCAGCTCTTCCCAGGCAGTGTCGTCCCAGGGGTCGCCACCGGGCTCACAGCTTCCCCCGGCGCCGCCTCCTTCCTCCGCACGAGCCCGGACGCCGCGAGGACCGCGGGGACGACCTCCTGCAAGTTGGCGAGGTCGACGAGGTCTTCGAGGTTGTCGCGCGTGATCTCGGGGTAGTTGCGCTGCACGGCGGAGGTGACGATGTCGAGCAGGGCATCGATCTCCTCCTCTCCCGGGACGGTGTTCATCTTCTCCAGCAGCTTGATCTTCTCCTTGAGCTTGCGAAGCGCACGGAGGTTGAGGGGCGGGATGATCAACTCCCGCCCGCCGACGTTCACCTTGATGCCGTCGAGAAGTGCCATGGTGCTCTCCTGTCCCACGGCGCTGCTTACGCCGCCTCGGGCGTGTAGGCCTCGAGGATGGCCTCGTTCGTCGCCGCGAACGCGGAGAGGTCGAGGTCGGGCATCGTGAAGTCGTCGTTCTTGAAGCCCATCCCAAGCTTCGGGATGACGACGTTCATGAACTTGATGCCGAACTTCGACCCGTCGGGCTCCGTGTTGTACAGGCCGAGCGAGTAGATGGACTGTGCCCCCATCAGCTGGTTGCTGTAGAGGATCGTGGACCCGTCGACGGCGGTGTAGACGTAGTCGAAGAGCAGCGCCGCCGCGGCGTCGGCCGTCGAGAACGTGTAGACGCCGGTCGCCTCGTCGACGCTGTACTTCCCGACCGCCTCGCTGCCGGCCGCCACGCGGGTGAGTGGCTCGTGGGTCGCGCCGTACGACACGCCGAGATCCTGCGCGAAGGTCGCAGCGTTGGTGACCGTCACGGTGACGGTGCCCGGCGAGCCAGACGACGTCGTCGTGGTCGTGGTCGGCGCGGAGTGCTGCTCGCCGGTCGCGTGGAGCTTCCGGCCGGACGTCCGCGTCGCACCGGAGAGGAGCGACGTGATCATCGCACCGCGGAACTCGCCCGACTTCGCCTTGCCGGAGATCTTGCCCTTGCCGCGGGCGACCATCACCGGGAACTGCTTGTTGCCATACAGCTCCTTCGACTCGAAGGAGATGTCGAACGACACCTCCTGGAGCGTGCCGACCTTGTGGGTCTTGGGGTTCGACACCCCCGACTCCGTGAGGAAGACGTTGCCTGCGCCGAACATGTACATGATGCCACCTCGTCCTTTCTTCGGTTGTGCTTCAGCTGCGCCTGCCCCCGACCACTTCCATCACGACCGGCACGAGGGCTACGGCCTGATCGGAGGCCTCACCGGTCGAAACGATCACCATCGTGTCACTGATCCAGCACCGCTGCACCAGCCCGCCGAGCGTCGTGTGAAACGTCTCGCCGTTCGGTGCTGGAGCCTCGTCGGGTTGCCGCTCCAGCGCCGCCTCCACTTGGTCGAGGAGGTCGTTGAGCACCGCATCGCCAGCCCGCGCCGGGTTCGTCGACGACCGTGCCACCAGCTCAACGATGGCACCAAGCAAGTGAATGCCAGGCATCCGCGGCTGCTGGTCGATCAACTGATCCGCGACATGCATGATGAACGCGGGCTGCTTGTCGGTCGGGACCGCACTGACCGGGGTGCATCTGTAGTGATTCTTGGCGCCCGTCACGTACTGCGTGAGGCGTTCATACAGCGCCTTGTAGTACCGCTCGCGACCGCCGGGAACGCCCATTCGTCAGTCCTCCGCGATTGTTCCGTTGATGACGGCCTCAAGCCGGTAACGGATCGAGTCCTTCATCGACCGCGCTGTTGGCACGAGGAACGGATGCGGCGCGGCGCGGCCGGTCCGGTTGAACGGCCGGACGAAGACGATGCCGACCGACGCCTTGCGCTTCCCGGGGAGCCCCCGCTTCGTCATCTGATACGTGTTCAGCCGCGGGTCGCGCCGGGTGTAGCCGCGAACACGCTCCTCGACGGGACCGTACCCGCTCTCAACCCACAAGCCGTAATACTTCTTGTAGTACACGCGGGCGCCGACGGAGAGCACCTTGTCGAACACCTTGAGGCGCGCGCTCGCCGCGAGCTTCCCACCCTTCGTGGTCCGGTGCCTGACCTGGCGCTCGTCGCCGCGCGGGGCCTTCGCCGCCGACGCCGCGCGAAGCTGCTCGCCGAGGTCGGCCATCGTCTCGCGCATCCGCGTGCGCAGCTTCTCCTCGCGGCGCTTGAACCGCTGAACGACGGCGTCGGTGCCGATGACCTGCGCGCTGATGATACGGTTGGTCACGAGATGCTCGGGACGTAGTAGCGCTCGAGGACAGCCTGCACAGACGGCGGGATGGCGTCGACCATGTACGTGACCAGCTCTCCGCCCTGCCCGCCCGGGAGCGAGCGGGAGCGGAGGCCGATGCGGTCGCGGTTGCGATAGCGGTAGGCCACCAGCTCCGTGACCGCGCGGCTCACGTCGTCGGGGACCGCAACGCCCGCGAGGTAGCGGATGACGACGTTGCCCACGCCGCGCGTGAAGCGCCAGCGAGACCCGTCCACGTAGTAGGGTGCGTAGTCGCCCGGGAAGGGGTTGCCCGTGGCGTAGTCGTCGAGCATCACCCGGTTGTTGTCCCACATCCACCCGGGCTCGCCGGGGAACGGGCGGCGCGGCACGACCTGATTGTCGATGGTGACGCTCACGACCGACTGGATTGGCAGGATGTACGGTGTGACGCTCCGGCCGCCGTCGCCACTGCGGACCTCGACCTGCTCCTGCGGGAGCGCGAGGCTCGCCCGGCCCATCTGCTTGATGAAGAATGCGGACTGATCGACGATCTGCTCGGCGAGGTACACGTCCTCGACCGCTGCGAACCCGCCGCCCGCGTAGGCGGTGTAGGCGGAGGTGTCGATTCCGATGGAGAAATGGTCGGCGTCGATCGGGGTGACCACGACCGTGACACCGTTCAGCTCGGTCATCCCTCTCACCTTCGAGATGACGACCTCGTCGTTCTGCTGGAACTCGTGCGCGACGCAGGTGACGACGCCGGGGTTCGCCGCGGAGATGGCGGTGACCGCCCTGCCCGTCAGGTTCAGCTCGCCCTTGACCTTCTCGATGGTCGTGAGGCTCAGCGCGACCGTCGTCGCTGGCGTGAGCAGCACC